GGTAACAAACCCTCCGCAAACGCGACAGGAGATAGAACATGAGTTATAAAAAATGTGTAACAACTGTTAGCAAATCGCTAAAAGAACGTGGTCTTGATGACCATGACCAAGTCGCTGCTTCGATGTGTACCATCTGGGCAGACGAAAATGGCGTAGAGCGGGAGTTTGGTAGGACTACATCGGCAGAACCTAAACGAAGGTCTTTTGGATTACAAATTCAAGAAGGTTCTGATTTTACGCTTAACAAGGCTGATGATGGGGAATCTACCGTGACTTTCCCCGTTATAGCCATTACATCCGGACCTCATGAATATGAGGAAGACGGAATTGACCGAAAGGTTCATATTGAACCTAGTATATTAACAAAAGCGGTAGACTCTTTTACAGAGCTACCTATTTATGTTGACCATCAACGAACCCCCGAGGATTTAATCGGCATGGCTACTGACCCTCAGGTAATAGAGATGGATAATGGAAAGACTGCGGTTAAGATGTTGGCAACAATATCTAGTAAACATAATCGCGGTGAAGAAGCAATGGAAAAAGTGAAAGACGGGGATATGACACACGTTAGTATTGATTGGTTTTCCAACGATATTGATGTGATGGGCGATACATTCGCCACTAACATACGTCCCACGGAAGTCTCATTCATAGACAATGAAAAGATGGACCCCGTCTGCAAGGAATGCACAATCGACAACAAGGACGAATGTGATTCACCTGATTCTAAAGATGCCCATGACAGTTGTTGTGGTACTGAAAAAGAAAATTGTGAATGCACAGGCGGGACAGAGGTAGAAACTATGACAGAAGAAACCAATGTAAAATCCGATGCAGAGGAAATTGTCGAGCGTGAATTCGCTTCCCTTAAGACACAGTTGGAAGAAGCTCAGGCAACAATCAAGGAACAGCAAGATGCTTACAAAGCAGCTGAGAAAATGATTGCTGAGTTTAAAGAAGCTGAAGAAAAAAGAGCAGAAGAAGAAGCATTAGCAAGAAAGACCGACTTAGTAAAGTCTGTTATTTCTCGCGAAGTCTTACTCGGAACTCTTTCTGAGGACAAGTCTGAATCACGTGTTGAGGAAATTTCCACATGGGATGAGAACAAGCTGACTGGATTCAGCGAAGCTTTGGCATTAATGCCAGAGCCAGAACAAGTAGAACGTTCATTCGGTAAAGGAAAAGCTAACGAAGGTGAAGCAGTTCCAGAAACTACCGAAAGAAAGTTCGGAGTAAAAATGGTCAATGGTAAAATTACCCTTGACCGAGAAGTACTAAGAGGTGACTAAAAATGGCAACAGAAGTATTAGTAAACGATGGTGGAGCACCAGCACGTATATTACCATTTACCGCAGGTTCAGCAGTAACAGCTGGACGATTGGTTACACTAGCAGGCGACGGAAAAGTCGACCACAGTGGAGTCAATGCACACAACGCTATAGGAGTAGCATTAACAGATGCTGCTGCTGATGGAGACATCATGAGTGTTGTAACAGGTAAAGGTGTAATTTTAAACGTGGCTGTCTCAGGAACCATGGATGAAGGTAAGTTATTAAAAGTTACAGCCAATGGTGTCTTAGTAACTGGAACAGACGCTACATTAGCATTATCAGGAACATCATACGCAGTATGTTTGGAACTTGGTACTGGAACAGATGTACGCATGGTCAAATGTTTAATGAGGAACTAAAGTGATTTAAATGGTCGACGCAACTCCCGGTATACTAACAAGCCTAAACACTGGCTCCGTCAACGGCGGACTCGGTGAGAGAGTCTTAATTGACTACAAAGATGCAATTATGGATTACAAGGTCACAGACCTTCCTGTAATGAGCCTCTTTGCAGACCCAATGACTACAGACACAGGCGGTAATATTGATATTACTTTTAACAGACCTAGCATGAAGCTAGAACAGCTAGACGAAGGTAACACTCCGCAATACCAACACACAAAACTACGCTCCGAGAGAGTATCAGTTAAAGAGTGGGGTATAGCAGTAGGTGTAACCCGAAGAATGATTGAAGATTCAAGATTCAACGAAGTAGAAATGGCATTGAACGAAGCTCGCAGAGCAGTTGACCGCCACATGACCGAACATGTAATTAAAGTTATATTCGGTGGTGCAGCAGACTCAACATTCGGAACAATCGCAATTGACGCTTCTACAACTGAAGCTGACATCACGACATTCTCAACCAACCCATACGGTGGTTTCCTAGGAGCAGGTATTTCAGCCGGAGATATTGATGCTACAGGTTCAAGAGTAAATTCTTATGGTAACGAAAGTTCCACTAGATTAATCAGGGACATGTACTTCAATGGCGCATCTGCTACAGCAGGAAACATCGCAGTTGGAGATATAACCTCAGCTATCGATAGAATCGCAGCTCACGGTTACAACGCAACCCACGTTTTCATATCACCAGCACACATGAAGTCCTTAATGGACCTTGCAGATTTCACTACAATCTTCTACGGAGGACAAGGTGGAGCAGTAGGCACTCTAAACGCCTCTGGTAATGCAGGAGCTTCAACTGGTGCAATGATGGACAACTCTTTCTTAGCCGGTGCCAATCAGAATTACGGCGTCGTAGGAAATATATATGGGTTAACCGTTATATCTAACGCATGGGTACCATCTGACAGAATTGGAGTGTTCGACCTTTCAACCAAGCCAATGGCTTACGTAGAAAGAAGACCTCTAACTGTTGAAGAAGCAAACCCCGGATTCGGAATTATCGGTTCATACATGTCTATGAGATATGGATTAAAAATCGTTAGGCCTGAAGTCGGTTCAATTGTAATCAACGCTTAGATTGTTCTAAGGTTTTTTACACCCTCGGGGAGTGGGTTAAACTCCCCAATTTTATTATTGAGGTCCTATGAGATATAATCGTAATTTAAAAAGTTTACCGTTTAACGCAGTCAGGAAAGAGACCACTCTCCAGACTGGAACAGGTGGACCAACAGGACCTACAGGGCCAACAGGTGCTCAAGGTTCTACAGGTGCTCAAGGTGCTCAAGGTGCTACAGGTGGTGGAGGACCACCCGGACCAACAGGACCAGCAGGACCAACAGGACCCGGAGGACCACCCGGTAGTGATGGAGCGCAAGGAGATACAGGCGCTCAAGGTGCTACAGGTGCTCAAGGTTCTACAGGTGCTCAAGGTTCTACAGGTGCTCAAGGTGCTCAAGGTGCTACAGGTGGTGGAGGACCACCCGGACCCGGAGGACCACCCGGACCCGGAGGACCACAAGGTGCTCAAGGAGATACAGGCGCACAAGGTGCTACAGGTGCCCAAGGTGCTACCGGTGCTCAAGGTGCTACCGGTGCTCAAGGTGCTACAGGTGCTCAAGGTTCTACAGGTGCTCAAGGTGCACAAGGTGCTACAGGAGGTACCGGAGGTACAGGACCACCCGGACCACAAGGACCACAAGGTGCGCAAGGAGATACAGGAGACTTAGGTTCTCAATTACAATATATATTTGACGCCACGCCCGGTGGTGTTCCAACTGCTCAAAAATATGTTTATAGTAATACTTCTGGAGTAGGAAGTACAACAACAGCAATTGCTATACACGAAGACGCTTATATACCCAATGCTGATGTAGGAGATTACATCGAGACATGGGACGATTCTACATCTACAATAGATGGTTTTATTAAATTTACAAAAGTATCAGCTCCTGCAACATTTGCTATATTTCAAATTACAGGTTTATCAGGACCTTCTAGTAATGTTTACAGTTTAACTGTTGCACAAGTAGATAGCAACGGAACTTTTAGTGATGGTAATGTTGCTGCAATAGATTTTTATAGAACAGGAGATAAAGGTACTACAGGTTCACAAGGAGCTCAAGGAGCTCAAGGACCAACCGGAGGTACAGGACCCGGAGGACCACCCGGACCAACAGGACCCGGAGGACCACAAGGCGCTCAAGGAGATACAGGTGCACAAGGTGCTACAGGTGCTCAAGGTGCTACAGGTGCTCAAGGTGCTACAGGCGGTGGCGGACCACCCGGACCCGGAGGACCACCCGGACCCGGAGGACCACCCGGTAGTGATGGAGCTCAAGGTGATACAGGTGCACAAGGTGCTACAGGTGCTCAAGGTTCTACAGGTGCTCAAGGAGCAACAGGAGGTACTGGAGGTACAGGACCAACAGGACCTCAAGGACCTCAAGGACCTCAAGGACCTCAAGGTAACCAAGGTAATCAGGGTGCTACAGGTGCTCAAGGTGCTACTGGTGCTCAAGGTGCTACCGGTGCTCAAGGTGCTACCGGTGCTCAAGGTGCTACAGGTGGTGGAGGACCACCCGGACCCGGAGGACCACCCGGTAGTGATGGAGCTCAAGGTGCTCAAGGTGCACAAGGAGCTGACGGAGGTACAGGACCACCCGGACCACCCGGACCCGGAGGAGCTGGTTCAGTAGGTGCTCAAGGTGCACAAGGTGCTACAGGTGCACAAGGTGCTACAGGTGCACAAGGTGCTACAGGAAACACAGGACCTCAAGGACCTCAAGGACCTCAAGGACCTCAAGGTAACCAAGGTGCTCAAGGTAATAAAGGAGCTCAAGGAGATGACGGTGCTCAAGGTGCACAAGGAGATGACGGACCAACAGGACCAGAAGGTCCAGAAGGACCAGCAGGAAGTCCCGGAGGTACAGGTGCACAAGGTGCTACCGGTGCTCAAGGTGCTACAGGTGGTGGAGGACCACCCGGACCCGGAGGACCACCCGGACCCGGAGGAGGACCGGGACCAACAGGACCAGCAGGACCAACAGGACCAGCAGGACCAACAGGACCTACAGGTGGTGCTGGTGAGGTAGGTTCTCAACAACAATATAGATATAGTACTACGATGGCTTCAACACCATCAAGTACTTATTTTACTTTAGGTAGTTCAATAGGAACAGCCACTAACACATTATATTTAAGTTATACAGCCTATCAACCTAACACTAATATTTTAGATTTCTTAAGATTATGGGATGATTCAACAACAACTGGAGTGAGAGGCTGGATTAAATTACAAGAAGCTAATGATGCGGATAATTGGGGTATATGGTATATTACTGGAGCTTCTTCTGAAGATGTAGCTTCTTCTACAATTGCTTTCCCAATAACATTAGGAGATTACAATGGCAGCTTTGGTAACACCGATGTTATAGCAGTTGATTGGTATAGAACTGGTGATAAAGGTTCACAAGGAGCTCAAGGACCATCTGGTTCTGGAGGAGGTACAGGACCACCGGGACCACCCGGTCCATCTGGAGGTACTGGACCAACAGGACCAACAGGACCACAAGGACCACAAGGTAGTCAAGGACCCTCAGGTGCTCAAGGTGACAGAGGTGCCCAAGGAGCAGGAGGTACAGGACCACCCGGACCACCCGGAGGACCGGGACCAGAAGGTCCAGAAGGACCAGCAGGACCACCGGGTCCATCTGGTGGAGGACCACCCGGACCACCCGGACCTCAAGGACCACAAGGTAGTCAAGGACCAGCAGGACCAACAGGACCCGGAGGAAGTACCGGACCAACAGGACCAACAGGACCAACAGGACCCGGAGGAGGTACAGGACCACCCGGACCACCCGGACCACCCGGAGGAGGTTTATCACACGCAGGTGCAGGAGGTAGTGCATTAATGGGTGCAGCCCCAGTTACTTTTATCCCTTCAGGTGCTCCAGTTGAAATGTTTGACTTACCAGCTTTAGGTATGGCTCCTAATGGTTATGCTTCCGCAGGTATAAGTGGTGTAACATACTATTGGCCAGTTTGGTCACCATAGATAACTTTAAATACTCAAGAGACTTAATTTATTAATAATGAAACTAATTGCATCGAAACGAATGGAAAATTGGGAACACCCTACTATCGCTTTAACAATGGTTGTTCGAAACGAAGAACACTGTGTAGAAAGATGGGTTAATTCTTGGAAAGATGTTGTAGATTATTATGTTATTATAGATACAGGTAGTACAGATAAAACTTTAAAGATAATGACAGACTTATTAAAAGATTATCCGGGTGAGATATATCAAGATGAATGGGTATCTCATGGAATCAATCGTAATAAAGCGTATGATTTATTATATAAAATGGACCATATAGATTATGTATTAATGATTGATGCAGATGAGACATTACATGTTAAACCCGGGTGGAAACAAGAAATAATTAATGGAGGTAATCACGACAACTTTCGTTTATTAATGAATGATTTAATTTATGTCCCTAGACTCTATTTAAACAAATCACATCTCAATTGGAATACTAAATGGCGTTGGCATGCAGGATTCGGCTCTTCTAAGCCCATCCACAATACATACTCTCATTTAACTAAGATGTCTTTTATGCACCATAATGATAGCGCTACATGGCAAGCAGGCTCTATTAAGAAATACTTTAATCATGCAATCGACAGCATAGAAGACGCCCAAAAGCTTGATGAACCACAGCAAAGATTACAGTATTATACAGGAGTAGCATTTTACGATTCTGGACAATACGAATTAGCTTGTAAGACCTTTGAAAAAAGAATAGGTATGGGTGGTTGGCAAGAGGAGGTTTATTATAGCATGCTTTATATAGCCCGTATATTAAATGCTCCATCGAGCTTTATAAGAGCTATAGAGCATAGTCCTAATAGAGGAGAAGCTATAATAGAGCTTATTAAACTATATAGAGCTTTAGGACAAACTCAGTTCGCACTTTATTGGGCTGAGAAGGGATTGAATTTAACTACTACAGATGAATACAAGTTGCACTATAATCCTAAGATAATAGAAGAAGATATCCCCAAACTATATGAAGAGATAAAGGCAGAGTTTAAACCTTTACACATTCATGAAAATAACACAAACAGTGTCAATGATATTGGCATGTATTTAGGACACGGATGAATCAATCAATAATAATAATAGATGATTTCTATGATGACCCTATGAAGGTTAGAGAAGAGGCTTTGAAAGCAAATTATGATATCTCAGGTAATTACCCCGGTGTAAGAAGTAAACCATATAGATATGAAGAAACTCTTTCTAAATTAGAAAAAGCTATAGCTCATATTATTGACAGAGAATCATGGAACAGTGGTCAATACAATGGTACCTTTCAATTCGTTAAAGGTGCTGAAAAAACATGGATACATACTGACCCTCATAACGATTATTCGTGTGTAATCTTTTTACATCCTAATCCTGAACCAGATACTGGAACAAGCATGTATGAACATAAAGAGACTGGCTTAAGATTCTGGCCTAGAGAGGAACAAGCTCCCTTCGACCCTGATTGGGTAAATTTTAGAAGAGTTGACAAAGTAGAAAATGTATTTAATAGGGCAGTAGTCTTTCGAGGTAATCTATTTCATGCTGCCGACGGGTATTTCGGTAATGATGTATTTGATGGTAGATTATTCCAAACATTCTTTTTTGATAAAACTAAACTAGAATTACGTCACTTAGGAGATTCTGATTAGTAATTTAGTAGAAAGCTTTAAATACTAACAAAGCATATCATTTATAATGAGGCCTGAAGAACGTGACGAGCTTCTTATTCGTATGGATGAGCGAGTTAAAACTGTCTTTAACCGGATGGAAAAATTCGAGAAGCTTTTTACTAACCACTTACACCATCATGAGATGTGGGAGAACGACATAAAAAAACACATGAGATGGTGGATAGGTATAATAGTTACCGCAGCTGGTGGAGCAGGCGCAATGGGGATGATGTAAGATGCCGTTAGATATAACTTGGAACAAGACTATACGCAATAGAACTCGCTTGATAGCTGGAGCTTCTTCAGAAGAAATAGACACAGATACATTAGATGCTATGTTAGATATTTCAGCAGAGTGGTTTCAAGAGAATACTTCACTTACTTATACCCTTAACGAAAATGATGCTTACGATAATGCAATAATGTATTATGCTTGTTATCTTTTATCTATGGTAATGAATGGAGTTGGTGTGGAAAGAATACAAATCGGAGACACTTCTATTTATTACGATAATACTGATTACATACACTTCAAGGAACTTGCAGAACAACAACTTGTCATGAAAATGGGTCTCAGTATTAAGAGAACTACATACAACGCTAACTCATGGACAGGACCAGTCAACTGGAAAAAGAACGTTGATGGGGTTGATGCTACTAAGACAATGTATCCAAGACCTCGAGGTGTCAATTATGACTGAGGTGGTTTATGGCTCTACGATATGATTTTAATAGAGTAAAACCGGGCCATATCAATATGGGAAGGGCTTTACGTTCTTTAGGTAAAAAAACCAATCAATCTAGAAGTGTTTTATTATCTATACCGGCAATATTTCAAAAAGATGCTTATGGTGTACAAACTAATACTATTGAGATGCCAGCTATTGACATCCCAGATATTCC